AAAGGTGGTGGTGCTGACTCTGGAAGAATTGGAGAAATGAAAAGTAGGTTAGCTGTTGCACAGGATAAAGTTAGAGGTAAAATATCTCCAAGAGATTATGACAAAATAACAGAGAGAACAAAAACATATGCTTTAGCACAAAGTATGAAAGACAAAGACAGATTTACTGAAAGAGATATTGATAAGGCTAAAGAAATTATTAAAAAGTCATCTAAAAAAATGGGTGGTGGCATGATGATGAAACCTATGGGTGGTTATAGAACTGGCACAATGGTTAAAGCAAGAGGATGCAAACTAGGTAGAAGTAAACCTACTAAAATCACATAGGAGGGACTATGTCCCTGAAAGCACTAATCCAAGGGATAGGCAGAAAAATACTTGGTACTAAAAAAGTATCGAGTTCACCGGCCACCGGACAACAACAAAAGTTAATTACTTACGATAAAGCAGCAAGTAAAAAAACTGGCGAACAACTTGCTAAGGAAGAACTAAATCTTCCTGCAACAACTACCCCACTTAATAAAACACAACCTCTTCATATGGGAGATGATACTGCTCCTATGTTTGGTTCATCGACTTATGATTGGATTATGAAAAAAGGTAGAGGTAAGTTTTCCGCAGACGAATGGCTAGATCATTTAACATCTACAAGAAAAGTTAACTTTAAAATATTTGGTAAACCAGCAAGTAAAACTGAAAGAGGACCCAAGCAATTTAAATATGACAGTGGTCCGTTTAAAGGTAAAGAAGTTACAATTAATAAAGAAGAACTTTTTGATGCTAATCTTGCAAACTTTGACGAAGCGGGAAATCTAACAGGTGGACTATTATATGCTGCACAAAAATTTGGTCTTAAGTTAGATGCTAATGAATTAGGTGCAATGATAAAATTAAATCCCGTTAATAGATTACAACCAGTAGAACTAGGTTTACCTAAAGGTGCAGGTGAAGTATTAAATGTTCAAGGAGAAGTAATAAGAAAAACTTTAGCTGACTTAGCAAAACAAGCAGAAACAAAACAAATTTTTGGTGTTGGGGATGAGCTTACAGAAGCAGCATACAAAGCAGCTTCAATGAAAAGTTCAATGGATGCTTCTACAATTACAGAAGCTGGTAAAGGAGTTGTAAGACATTTAAATAAAATAAAACAATCACAACAATTAGACCAACAACAAAAAATTAAAATAAATCAATTAATAGGTGAAACGAATAAAGTAATAAAACCATACACCGATAAAAATATTGCAACAAGATACAAAAATGAAACAAGCTATACCCTTCAAGGCGGTGATGATTATAGAGAAACAGTTTTTAGATTAAACGAAGATATACCAGGAAACTCTTCACTTAGAAAAACATTTGGACACTTTGATGGTGTAAACGAAAACATGGTATATCATGTTAGGTTCGATACAAGATTTACTCCAGATAATAAAAAAGTTTTAATGATTCATGAAATACAATCAGACGCTAACCAAAAAGTTGCAAAAGCTTTAACTAAATTTGAACAACTAGATGGCACAAAAAGAATTAATCCTTTTCAAAAAGATTTAGAAATTAATTTACTTTCGCAAAATAGATCGCAGCTACTTAAAGAAGTAGATACAGCAATAGAACAAGGTCAAACAAATAGAGCTAACGCTATCATGAAAGATCTTGCAGATGTAAATAAAAAAATTAATCAAACATATACAAGACGAGATGAATATTCGGATAAAGCTTTTGACTATTTTCCTTTGGTTGAGGCAGACTCTTACGGAGATCATGCACTTAAATACTTAATGAATAAAGCAGCAAAAGAGAATGCTGATTATGTTGCCGTTATTCCGTTTGACAAATTAAGTTTTAGGCAAGGATACAAAGCAGGTAACGAAAGATTTTACGGTTATGCAAGTGGTAAGGGAATAGAAAAAAAAGGTAAAGCTGTTTTACCAGATCTCATGAAAAGAGATGCACGATTTTATGATACAAAAGCAGGATCAATTAAAGTTTCTTTGTCTGATCCCAAAAAACCATATAAAATAACACAAACAGATAGCTTCAGTTATCCACAGAGTTCTGGTATGAAAGGAAAACAAATTAATTCTAAATACCATGATGATGCAATTTCAGTAGATGAATACAATTCTCTAAAAGATAAATCTACATACAAATTTATGGATGCATCAGATCCAAACTTGTATTTTGATGCATTTGCTATAAAAGTTAATCCATTAATGAAACAAACACTTAAAACCTACAAATCCACTGGAGGTTTAGTAGTAGATATATTTAAACCAATAAGGTAGTATAAATCATGGCTGTAGAAAAGAACAACGAAATCATTGAAGATACACAAGTAGAAGAGACAATTGAGGAACAACCTGAGGGTTTACCTGAAGTCACTATCGAAGGTGAAGAAGAGATAACTGAATCTCCAGAACAAGATTTTAACGCAAACTTAGCAGAGGACATGGATGAGAGAACTCTTAAATCCATGGCTAGTGATTTAATTGCTGAATATAAAAAAGATAAGCTATCGAGAAAAGAATGGGAAGACGCTTATATCAAAGGACTTGATTTACTTGGAACACAATACAAAGAAGTAACCAAGCCTTTTAGAGGAGCTTCAAGTGTCACTCATCCGTTATTAGCAGAAAGTGTTACACAATTTCAAGCTCAAGCTTTTAAAGAACTTGTACCTAGTGATGGCCCTGTAAGAACACAGGTCATTGGATTAAAGACACCGGCTACAGAAGGACAAGCAGACAGAGTTAAAGACTACATGAATTATCTTCTTATGGAAGAGATGGAAGAATACACACCTGACATGGACCAGATGTTATTTTATTTGCCGCTATCTGGATCAACATTTAAAAAAGTTTATTACGATGCAATGCTCAATAGAGCAGTATCAAAATTTATACCTGCGGAAGATTTAGTAGTTCCTTATTATGCATCTGACCTAAAAGATTGTGAAAGAATTACCCATGTTGTTAAGATGACACAAAACGATGTAATTAAAAAACAAGCAGCAGGTTTCTACAGAGATATAGAATTAACAGAGTCTGACAATGAACCAGATTCACTACAAAAAAAATTAAATGAATTAGAAGGTATTAAGAGAACTGAAACAGATTACATGCATAACATTTTAGAAATGCACGTTGATTTGAATTTAGATGATTATGAAAACTTTGATGATAAAGCTAAAAAAATAAAAATTCCTTACATAGTCAGTATTGATGAAGGAAGCGGTGAGGTTTTATCTATATACAGAAATTATAGTCCTGATGATCCAGGTTATGCAAGAGTAGAATTTTTTGTGCACTACAAATTTTTACCTGGTCTTGGTTTTTATGGTTTTGGTTTAACACATATGATTGGTGGCTTGTCTAGAGCAGCAACACAAGCTTTAAGACAGCTAATGGATGCCGGTACTTTAAAAAATTTACCAGCAGGATTTAAGTCTAGAGGTATAAGAGTAAGAGATGATGATCAACCTATACAACCAGGAGAGTTTAGAGATGTAGATGCACCTGGCGGAAACATAAGAGATCAGTTTTTTAATTTACCTTTCACAGAACCTTCGGTAACTTTATACAACTTACTTGGTTTTGTAGTACAGGCAGGACAAAAATTTGCAGCTATTACGGATTCAAACATTGGTAATGATGCACAAAATAGAGCTGTAGGAACAACAGTAGCTCTTATGGAGCGTGGAAGCAGAGTAATGAGTGGTGTACACAAAAGATGTTACTACGCAATGCGTCTAGAATTTAAAATTTTAGCAAGAATTTGTGCAAGTAGTCTCCCACCAGAATATCCTTATGATGTTTATGGTGGCCCAAGACAAATAAAACAAACTGATTTTGATGAAAGAGTAGATATTTTACCTGTTGCTGATCCAAATATTATGTCAATGGCTCAAAGAGTTACTTTAGCCCAAGCACAATTACAAATTGCACAATCAAATCCTCAAATGCATAATTTACACGAAGCATACAGAAGAGTTTACGAAGCACTTGGTACAAAACAAATAGAAACTTTATTGAAACCACCACCAAGACAACCAGAACCTATGGATCCAGCAAAAGAAAATGCTAGAGCTTTGCAAATGAAGTTTGCAACTGCCTTTGAATTTCAAGATCATGACGCACACATTGCTGCTCACATGGCATTTATGCAATCAAGAATGGTTCAAATTAATCCTCCAGTGTACGCATTGCTTCAAGCACACGTTTCTGACCATGTTTCTTTTAAAGCTAGAAAAGAAGTTATGGAACAAATGCAAAATGATCCAAATATGGTGCAACTGCAGCAACAAAATCCAGAGGAATTCCAAATTGCATACGATAATTCTGTTGCAACTGCTGTAGCTGAGATTACAGAGTCACTTGTTAGGGGTGAACAGGCAGCATCAGGTGCAAAACAAGACCCATTAGTTAAAATTAAACAACAAGAAGTTGATTTAAGAGCGATGGATCTACAAAGAAAAGCAGAAGAGACTAGATTTAAAGCTGAACAAGAAAGATTAACAAATGATCAACGAATGGAATTCGAATATGATCGATTAGCACAACAAGATTCACAATCTGACGAAAGATTGGAGATAGCGAGAGACAAAATTGAGAAGAAATAACGAAAAAGGTTTGAGTGGAGGAAAGAGATATGGACCACCCCCTAAAAAAGGACCCAACCCACAAGGATTAATCATTGCACAAGCTAAAAAATTCTTACGAAAAGCTTCCAAAAAAAAATAAAATTATATTTTTAGCAGGATTGTTCGATGGTGAAGGAAGTTTTGGTATTTGGGGTAAAGGTGATGGTAGAAAAACATTTCAATGCGGTGTTGAAATGACAGATAGAGATAATATAGCTAGATTTTCAGATTTTTTTGGTGGTAACATACATAAATGCAAAATTAGAAAGTCTAATTGGACACAAACCTGGAGATGGCGGTTAAGTGGACAAAGGGCTTACGATTGTATCGATATTTTGATAGAATATATGTGTATTAGAAGACAGGAGAAATATAATGTGGTTAAGTGCAATAAAATTAGCCGTTAGTGCTGGAAGTAAAATTTACGCTAACAAGCAGAAGACGAAAATGGCAATGAGTGAAGCACAACTCATGCACGCTACAAAA